ATCCACCAGCTGCTGCTGGGGATACAGGGGTATAACATAGGGAGTAATAAAAAATGGCTATTTCAAGATCACAATTGGTCAAAGAGTTAGAGCCTGGCTTAAATGCTCTCTTTGGCTTAGAATACAATAGATACGAAAACGAACATGCTGAGATCTTTGCATCAGAAGCATCTGACAGAGCTTTTGAAGAAGAAGTAATGCTATCAGGTTTTGGATCTGCTCCAGTAAAAGAAGAAGGTGCTTCGGTTACTTTTGACCAAGCAACTGAATCTTTCACTGCCAGATACACACACGAAACCATTGCTATGGCATTTGCTATCACTGAAGAAGCAATCGAAGATAATCTGTATGACAGATTAGCTGCTCGTTACACAAGAGCGCTGGCGCGTTCTATGGCTAACACCAAACAGGTAAAAGCTGCAAATGTACTTAATAATGCATTTGATAGCAGTTATACTGGTGGTGATGGTGTAGAACTTTGTTCCGCTGTTCACCCAATAGCAACAGGGGGCACATTCGCTAATGAATTGGCTACTGCTGCTGACTTGTCAGAAACTTCAATGGAGCAATCTTTAATTGATATTGCTGCATTTGTTGATGAAAGAGGTTTAAAAATCGCTATGCAAGGAGCTAAATTGATTATTCCAAAAGAACTTCAATTTACTGCTGAGCGAATTTTACAAACTCCACAAAGGGTTGGTACTGCTGATAATGACATCAACGCTATGGCTTCTATGGGAATGATTCCACAAGGCTATAGAGTTAATCACTATCTAACAGATACTGATGCTTTCTTCATTATGACGGACGCACCTAACGGAATGAAACAATTCGTTAGAAGTCCAATTAAGACGGCAATTGAGGGTGACTTTGATACTGGTAATGTCAGATTCAAAGCAAGAGAAAGATATTCTTTTGGGTTCTCAGATCCAAGGGGTATTTTCGGTTCACCAGGAGCTGCTTAATTTCTTTTATAAAAGGGGCTTACGAGCCCCTTTTTTTTCTGTATACTAATTAAAAACCAAGATAATATTATAAACTGGATATAGACTGACTTGGCAGACAACCCTAGAGGACTATATCTTTTAAACTAGGAGATAAATAAAATGGCAGTACATTTTACGGGACCAATTTTGTTTGCGGGTAAAGACGGAACAAAAAAATGGTTTGAAAATTTACCAATAGACAGAAACCCTGACTATGTGGCTTATATGGATGACTTTGATAGAATCGGCTTTGATTCTAATACAGGTCACAGATGGACAGTTGTTAAAGACTCAGGAGCTTCAGTTGCTATCGTTGCTGATACAGTAAATGGCGAAGTAGCACTTACTTCAGCAGGAACTACTGATAATGATGGTGCTTCAATTCAAAAAAATGAAATTTTTGCAGTACAATCAAGCAAAGATTTATGGTTTGAAACTAAAGCAAAACTATCTGATGCAGATCAAATGGATTTTTGCGCAGGTTTTACAGTTAATTTTGCGACTAACCCAGAGGCAATGTTGGCTGCGGCTGACAGAATTTGCTTCCAAGTAGATGATGGCGATGCTTCTATTCTTTGTAAAACAGAAAAAGATGGTACAGAAACATCTACTGACTCAGGAATTGATTTTGCTGATGCAACTTACAGAACTTTAAGTATTAGGGTTCAGAGTACAGGAAAAGTTGACTTTTTTATTGACAGAAGTTTGGTTGCTACACATACAGCCAATATTCCTGATGATGAAAACTTGACTATTGCGGCGATGTCTGTTTCAGGCGATGCATCTGGTACTAAAGCAACTACTTTAGATTATATGTTTGCAGCAAGTGATAGATAGGAGTAGATATGGGTTTGCAATTACAAGTAAAAACCTTTAAACCAGCGGCGGCTTCAACTACATCTGTGGCTGCTGCTCAAACTCTTGGTGGTGCGGGCAATATGACTTTAGCTGGCACTGCGGCTACTTTTAATGGTACTAATACTGCGGCAAAAGTTTCCTTAACTTCATCTGGAAACATTTCTGCTGTAACCTTTACCATTACAGGAACTGATGCAAATGGTGATTCCCAAACAGATAGTTTGTCAGGTCCAAATGCTAATACTGTGTACTCTACTAAGTTTTTTGGAACAGTGACACAGATAGCGGCAGGAGGAGCTGTAGGTACAAACACATCTGCGGGAAATTCTCATCATGCAGCAGGAGCTATATTTTCAGGAGCTACAAGGGTTAGAGGTGCACAAATAACAACAGGTGGGACTATTGATGATATAAGTTTTATCGAAACATCCCCTGCTGGAACTACAAAGTTCTTTTATACAGTGGCTACTACAACTAAAGACTATATGGAACCTTACATACCTGATGAAGGTGTTTTATTTAGAGCTGGAGCATATATTGATATGCCTGCGGGATCCGTGGTTAGTGTGACTGTATATTATGGCTAATAATAACTGGCAAAATCGCTATTTAACTAAGAGAGGAGTTGAAATGCTAGAATTTTTAAAAACACAAGTGTGGTATAAAATTCAAGACTTGTACAATTATAATAAAAACACTATAGTGTATATACTATGTGGATTATTACTTCTGTCTTGGATATTTTAGTATACTCATTATTACTAATAGGGTTCTGTTTTTTCTTTACGTTAGGAATAACTTGGACCCTTATTAGTTTTCCAATAAATAGGATTCATAATGCAGTTATCAAAAAATTTTACATTAAGTGAATTAACCAAATCTCAAACAGCGGCTAGGTGTGGTATTGACAACACACCAAACCAGCAATGTGTTTTTCATCTCAAAAATTTATGTGAAAATGTGTTGCAAAAAGTTAGGGATAGGTTTTTATTACCTGTTGTAGTTAGTTCAGGATACAGAAGCCCTCAATTATGTGAGGTAATTGGCTCAAGTTCCAAGTCGCAACATGCAAAAGGTCAAGCAGCTGACATAGAAATACCAGGTGTAGACAATAAGGTTTTGGCGCAATGGATTAAAAATAATTTGGTTTTTGACCAGCTAATTCTTGAATTCTACAAAGAATCAGATCCACGGAGTGGATGGATTCATGTTTCGTATGTTGCTGAAAACCCTAGAAAAGAAAGTTTAAAAGCTTATAAAGATCAAAAAAATAAAACGAGGTATATACCATGGTCATAAGTAGAACACAGATGAGTAAACAGATCACTACACCACCAAGCAAACGCAAGAAGAAAAAAGTTGTATATAAAGCAAGGGGTAGAAAAACAAACAGAACATTGGTATGATTGCCTTATGCAAATTACTAAAAATATAATTAAATTTAACAAATTTCTTGTCCGTATTCCAAAAGAAACAAAAAGACTTTGGGATTTGTCTGAGAACAGATGGGGATATAAACCAGGGAGATAATTATGGGTAGTGAAATAGAAAAAGAAAGACAACAAAGAAATAAAGTCAAATCTGTAGAAAATGTATTAGAAAAAAAATTTGGTAAAAAAATATCTTTAAAAACTGTTGGAAAAGGAGCTAGTAACAAAGGCTCTGAAAAATTAGATAAAATGCTCTCTGTTGATAATGTTAAGCAACTTATGGATGCTATGCCAAAATATAATGTTGGTGGTCATAGTGTTATGGGTTCACCTATATCTGTTGATGCCGATGGCGAAACTTTAACGAATCCCTCTGCAAAAGGTTATTACAAAGGTATGTTGGTAGAGGACTGATTATGGATGTAAAAAAAAATTCTTTAATCATGGCTTCTAATGGTGATTTAATTCCTTATAGCGAATTTAAAAAAAAAAAATTAGAACAAAATTTTGAAAAAGGAAAAGAAAAATTTTTTAAAGATACTGAAAAAGAAGTATCAAAAATTAAAGGAACACAAAATGAAAAATTTGAAAGAGCTAGCACAATTCAAAAAGATAAAAAGGCTCTAAAAGGTCCAAAAGGTAAAGAAATTTTAAAAAATGTTGACCCCAAAACATATGCTGATGAATTTAAACCAAAAAAACCTTTTAAACCTTCACTTACTTTACGAGCAGCTAGAGCATTTCCAAAAGTAGGTATTCCCGGAGCAATTGTTGGCTTAGGTCTTTTAGGCTACGAGGCTTATCAGGGATATAAGTCAGGTAAAAAATATTTGGAAGAGAAAAAAAATAAAAAAAGTATAGGTGGTTTGGCTGTAAAAGGCTTTAAAAAGAAAACACCAATTTATTAGGGTAAATTATGGCTACATCAGGAACAACTACATTTGATCTTAATATAGATGATGTTATTCAAGAAGGTTTTGAGAGATGTAATCTTAAAGCAAATAGTGGTTATGACTTAAAGTCTGCTCGTAGAAGTTTAAATATACTTTTTAGTGAATGGGGAAATAGAGGAGTTCATTTATGGAAAGTTGCTTCGTATAGTCAAGCTTTGACGGCCGGAACATCTGAATACACAACTCAAACAGGCACCAATGATGTTTTAGAGGCTTATATAAGTACTTCATCAGGAACGACTTCTTCTACTACAGATGTTTCTTTAACAAAGATTAGTAGAAGTGATTATGCTGCATTACCTAATAAGGGATCTAGAGGGCAACCTTCTCAATATTATGTAGCGCGTGAAAGTGCTCCTAAAATAATATTATATCAAACTCCAGATGCTTCTACTTATACCCATTTAAAATATTTTTATTTAAAGAGAATTGAAGATGTAGGTGCATACACAAACACACCTGATATAGTTTTTAGATTTATACCATGCATGGCTGCTGGTCTAGCATATTATTTGTCAATGAAGTATAATCCAAAATTGGTAGAACAAAATAAATTAATTTATGAGGACGAGTTATCAAGGGCATTGAATGAAGATGGACAAAGAACATCTGTATACATAACCCCACAAACTTATTATCCTCAACAATAGGAGTTTTGAATGAAAGGACTAAGATTAATTAAATTACAAAATGGTGGGGATGCTGGTTTTGAGCAATTACAAAGTCAGATGCCTGAATCCATAAGAGCTACAATGTCTAATTACTATTCAAGATTAGGTACACC